AGGACAGGGACGCAATCGCAAACATAGTAGACAAACGTGTTGCCAAAGAATATGGTGACATGTATCCATTCAAATGGCAATTCTCTTGTAGTGGTCACTTTATATGTTAATCTATAAAATAGACTATTGTATCAAGGGGCAACCCAAGAACAGGTCACACATGTACACTCGTGCTCCAAGTGACGAGGACGCAGCGTATTTTGCCCTTGACTGGGTAGTTACACATAATTACAATCTACTAAACGTATCACGAACATGACAAGACGTAAGTACTACCCAAACAACTGGGATGCTATCAAGCAATGCCCATCTAACTACTTTCCTGAAATGCCTTACGAGGAGTTCAGGGAGTGGAAGATACATGGCTACCAGCTACCCAGCTCACACTTTGGCATAGTCAGAATCGAAGATCAAGAAACAGGTAAGATAGAGGAGTTTACATACAAATCTGAATACCATACCAAAGAACGGTTGAAGAAAGAAGTAGGAACCAATAAACACATAACATTAGCTACGGATGATGGTGTCTATCACTTGATTCCGAATCCACTCAACATTGACTTTAATAACCCAGATGCACAAAGCAACCTTTGAACGTAGACTCAAGCAATTACAAATGCTTGTAGAAAACCATCCACACAAGGACGAACTCATTGCTATAATGCAAGAGCAAATAAAAGACGACAACTAAATCCTGTACCAAATGCTAACAGAAGAACAGATTGAAGATCAGCAGAACTTCGAGCGTAGGCAGATACAAGGAGGCAAGGACAAGTTACACTCTAACACTCAGAAGTTAGAGGAAAAGACTTATGCTTCCGCAACTGTCTATGGCTCAGCATGTGTAAGTTCAATATTGCCTGATTTAATTGCATTTATTGACAGTAAAAAGAAGAAGTACATCAACATGGCAGGGAAGGACATGGTTACCTTTCACAAGCATATCCTACCCGTCGCTACAGATCTCCAAGCACTACTGGTGTGTAAAGTTGTATTTGACCATGTTTTTGCACCACGCACTAATAAGAAGTGCAAGATTGCCACGATTTCCATGGCTGTTGGACATTCTGTTGAGGCTGAGTGCCAGATGTCCTACTACGAGAAAGAAGCACCAGCTCTACTAACTACCCTCAAGAAAAACTATTGGCATCAAGCCAGAGGTACAGAGTACAAACGTAAGTGTATACAAACATTGATGCACAAGCAAAGTATATCGCCTTGGATAGCTTGGGATAAGACTACCAAAGTCAAGGTTGGAACGTTCTTAATGGACTGCCTGATGGAGGTGTCTGGTTGGTTTGAAAGAGATCTAATAAGACAAGGACGTAAAACAATATCTATACTCATACCCACCGATGAGATGATTAAACACCATGACGAAATCATGCGATGTGCGGAGCTATTTAGCCCTCTTGCTAAGCCTATGCGTATCCCTCCACGTAACTGGCATGCTCTTCAGGACGGCGGTTACTATTTAAACGATTTAACCAGATGTCATAATTTTATTAGGAGGACCGGTAGCCCCCTTATACAGGGAGAAATACCTTACGAGTTCATCAACAAAATTCAACAAGTTTCATACAAGCTAAACCCATTCATAGTGGGGGTTGCGAAGGAGTTGGAGGAAAGAGGAATTAGTGTAGGTAAATTCAGACCTGTCATGGAACATGTTATACCACCAAAGCCACCTAACATGGACGACCCAGAGGTAAAGCGGAAGTGGAAGACAGAGGCAAAAATTGCCCGAGAACTACAAGCTGCGGAGGTACGTAAGTCATGTAGAACTCGTATGACCATGGACGTAGTAAGAGAGTTTGAAGACAGGGAGTATTTTATTCCTTGGAGTTTCGACTACCGAGGTAGAGCATACCCAATACCTAACCTTCTAACACCACAAGATACTGACTTTGGAAAAAGCTTGATCTTGTTCACAGAAGGTGCTAAGATAACTCCTAAAGGTTTAGACTGGATAAAGTTTCAGTTAGCTACAACGTATGGGTTAGACAAAGCTACAATGCAAGAGAGGTTAGAGTGGGTATCTATACCAGCTAACCAAGAGATTGTATTCAGAGTTGTCAAGGACCCAATCAAATACATAGCTGACTGGGAAGTTGCAGACGAGCCTTGGTTATTTTTAGCTGCTGCTAATGAGTATGTCAGTCTCATTTTGGGACACACTGACGTAACACACCTACCAGTAGCCGTAGACGCTACATGTAGTGGTCTACAAATATTGGCAGGATTGGCAAAAGACGCGTCCACTGCTCGTATGGTAAACGTCATAGGGAGTGAAAAACCCCAAGACGCTTATGCAACAATTGCAGCAAAAAGCATGGACGCAATCCCTGATCGGCTAAAACCCCACTGGGATAGAAAGGTAACCAAGCGTTGTGTGATGACCATACCATACAATGCTAAGCCTTTCTCCAACCGTTCTTACATCAGAGAAGCCTTCAAAGAGAAGGATGTAGATGTAACCAAGGAAGAGTTAACTCAATGCGTACAAGCTGTACGATCTGCCATGAACGAGGTAGTTCCGGGAGCTATGAGCGTAATGAAGTGGATAGAACAAGAAGTCACACGTGCTATCAAGAACGGAGCTGACGAAATCACATGGACAACACCATCTGGTTTCAATGTCAAGCAACGTTTGATGAAGCATAACTCAACTGTTATTCGTACTCAGTTAATGGGTCAATGTAGGATACATATAGTTGGAGGTGAGACAGGTGTTGACCTTAAGCATCACAAGAATGCTACTGCACCTAACCTTATACACTCACTAGATGCGTCGCTACTTCATTTAGCAGTCATGGACGTAGACTTTCCTATCGCACTAATACATGATTCGGTTCTATGTAGAGCTACAGATATGTGTATATTATCTTCGTTAGTACGTAAGATCTATATGCGTCTGTTTGCAGAGCATGAACCACTGACAGACTTCGCCCTATCAATAGGAGCTGAAGAACAACCACCGATTATTGGCGACTTACAACCAGAAGCCGTAATTGATTCAACATACTTTTTTTGTTAATGAGAAACATACACGTAACACCCGAGCCTGTAACCTTAGAAGGTTTCCAAGCTGTGTTAAAGCCAAGTAAGTTTGGCTATTCATTAAAAGCCGTAGTTGGAGAGGATTTAATCTCCAAGCTAGAGACTGAAAGAGACGAATGCCTCAAGTGGGCTGAGTCTAAGTTAAAGAATCCAAAGAGATCAACACTAAAGCCTACCCCATGGGAAGAAGTTAGTGATGGTAAGTATCTTATCAAGTTCTCTTGGAATGACGAGAAAAGACCTCCAGTTGTAGATACTGAAGGCACACCAATCAAGGACGAGAATACACCAGTATATTCAGGCAGCAAAGTTAAGCTTGGATTTACTCAGAAGCCTTACATACTCAGGGACGGCGTGACCTATGGCACATCACTCAAGTTATCTGGAGTTCAGATAGTGAGTATCCAGTCAGAGGTAGGTGTAGACTCTGGTGATTTAGACGAGCAAGGAGCAGCCGAGCTGTTCGGTAATACTGCTGGATTTAAAGCACAAGAACCAAACGTGACACCTGACACGACACCAAGCTCAGTAGAAGACGACTTCTAATGGCTTTCCGATCAGGTCTTGAAGAAAAGGTAGCTGATCTATTAGTAACGTTGGGCGTTGACTATGAATATGAGGAAACGTCCTACCCTTACACTATCCAACACAGCTATACTCCCGACTTTGTATTACCAAGTAACGGAGTAATCCTAGAGGTCAAAGGGTATTGGGACCCACCATCTAGGCGTAAGATTAGACAAGTAATCAAGGACAACCCAGACATAGATCTACGTATGGTATTTCAAGACCCATACAAAAGAATCTCAAAAAAATCTAAAACAACATATGCAAAGTGGTGTGAGCGATACGGAATACTCTGGTGTGCTGCACACTGCATCCCCGTAAACTGGCTAAAAACATGACCATCCCCATAGAAACCGACATTGTCTTTGGAATACCATTAGGTAGTACTCAGATACCAATTGAAATATGTACTAAGCTAAAGACTTTACCAAGTCTACAAGGGCAAAATCATGGTGTTAAATTTGAGGACAACCCAAAGTTGTATAATGTATTAGGTTATAATGCTAAACTTAAGAACGCTATTACAGAAATATTCTCTGCTTGGGTAAATAATCTTTCAGGAAATGATGCACAAAAGTGGGTGATGACTACCAATTGGATTACGGAAAACACTAACGGTGCTGCAATGACTGAACATGCCCACACCAATTGTATGTATTCTGCTGTTATATATTTTGATGAAATATTACCAGAGCACCCTCCATTAATACTAATGAATCCATTAGCTCCTTCCCTTAATACAAATTTATATGTAAAACAGGTAAATGCTAATCCATTTAATGCTACTAACTACGTTTGTCCTTGTAAAACAGGAACAATGATTATGTTTCCATCTACTGTGAAGCATGGACATGCAGCTTACAAGTCAAAGGTACCCAGAAAATCATTTGCTTGTAACTTTTTTCCAGTAGGTAGATTTAGTAGTAAAGATTCAAGTCTCGACACAAACTGGTTGTCATACGATGACTAGCGAGTTTTTAAGACACGAACCATGCGAGGTGTGTGGTTCATCAGATGCCAAAGCTATATATGATGACGGCAATACATTCTGTTTTAGCTGTCACAATCTAACACGAGCAGATAATCACAATCAACACATGCCCACCAATGTACAATTCAAAGGAACAGCCCAACGGCTCACAAAACGAAGAATCAGTGAAGAAACCTGTCAACACTACAAAGTCTTTAGGGATGGAGAATTTCTACGCTTCCCTTATTACAGCAGCGACAGAACACTTCAAGGGTTCAAAACAAAGACAAAGTTAAAGGACTTTAAGTATGAAGGAAACACTACTGACACCCTTTTTGGTCAGTCTCTCATTCCTTCTACTGGTAAACGTATTATGGTTTACGAAGGCGAGCTTGACGCACTCTCTGGGTGGGAAGCTTACCCTAACTGGGCTCATGTCTCACTACCTCACGGAGCTGCGTCTGCTAAAAAGGACATACAAAAACAACTACAGCTTTTTCAAGGTTACGAGGAAATTATCCTATGCTTCGATAAGGACGAAGCCGGTAAAATGGCTACAGAAGCAGTTGCAGCTCTCCTACCGTCTGGCAAGGTTAAGATTGCTCATTTGCCAGACCCGTACAAGGATGCGTCAGACGCACTACAAAATAACGATGCTGAAGCTATACGGAAAGCTATTTGGAATGCTTCCCCGTACCAACCAGACGGAATCGTAGACGGTAAATCATTATTAGAACTGGTTACCAACCCCAGCCCCCCTTGTGACTTCGAGTATCCCTTTGCTGGATTGCAAAGACTAACCCATGGATGCAGATACGGAGAGCTCACTGTTATCAGTGCAGGCACAGGGCAGGGAAAATCAACCCTAACAAGGCAGTTAGCGACTCACTTCCTAGACTTAGGAGAACGTGTCGGGTACATTGCTCTGGAGGAATCAAACAGAAGAACAGCTCTTGGACTTATGTCTGTAGCTACTGGTAAAGCATTACATCTTGGAGAACACACCAAGGACACATTACAAGAAGCATATGACAAAACCCTCAAAGACTGGAATCTCTTCCTTTATGACCACTTCGGCAGTGCTGACCCTGATACTATTTACAGTCGCATTGAATATATGGCACTCGCACTCGAAACGAAGACCATATTTTTGGACCATCTGAGCATATTAATCTCTGGATTAGAAGGAGATGAGCGAAAGATGATCGACACCACCATGACTAAATTACGAAGTTTAGTCGAAAAAACAGGAATTAAACTTTTCTTGGTATCACATTTACGTAGAACGTTAAATGATAAGAACCATGAAGAAGGAGCACGCGTAACTCTTGGACAACTGAGAGGTAGTGCAGCAATTAGTCAGCTTGCGGACGAAGTTTGGGGACTCGAAAGAAACCAACAAACGGAAGCTGTAGACCAAACTATCCTACGCGTACTCAAGAACCGATACTCAGGTGAAGTAGGTGTCGCATGTCAACTTAAGTACAACAAAGAAACATGTAAATACGATGAAACTACAGAGCCAATTTTCAATCCCAGCACAGACTTCTGAGCTGAAGAAACCTAACCCACCTACAAAACAGGCAAAGAAAAAAGCTAAGTTTAAGGACAAAACATATACCGGTAAAAAATAGTGCTGGTATTTGACATAGAAACAAACGGGTTACTTTATGACGTATCTAAGATACATTGCATTTCCACCTTTGATACGAAAGAAGAAAAGACATACGTATATAACAATCAGGATGACGGAACGCCCAGTGTCCGGGATGGTATCAATCAGATTATGGAAGCTGATACTCTCGCTGGTCACAATATTATTGGGTACGACCTTGCTGTGCTTCGGAAGCTTAGCGATGGCTTTCATACTGATGCTACAGTTATTGATACTCTTGTGCTATCTCGCTTATATCATCCAAATTTAATGGAGATAGACAAGAAAAGACAGTGGAGACATATGCCACTACAACTATATGGAAGACATTCACTCGAAGCATATGGCTACAGATTAGGTGAGTACAAGGGAGACTTTGGTAAAACATCTGATTGGCAAGAGTGGAGTCAGGAAATGCAGGACTACATGGTCCAAGATGTAAACGTTACCACGAAATTATGCGAACATTTCCGCCCTTACCTGACGCGTGTCGGTTAGAGCACCGAGTCGCCGAGATCTTAACTGAACAAGAAATTCATGGATGGACATTTGACGAACAAAAAGCTCAGCAACTTGAGTCATCTCTCCGACGAGAGATGGAAGAAACTGTTGACATACTTCGAGGACAATTCCCTTACGTTGCAGGATCGCTGTTCACTCCTAAACGAGATAACGCAACACAAGGATACAGAGAAGGATGTACAATACAACGAATAAAAGAATTTAACCCAACTTCACGAGACCACATAGCATGGATTCTGACGACTCATTTCAAAGTCAAATTGAGCAAGACCACCACGACTGGGAAACCAATTATCGACGAGATTACATTGATGGAGATAAATATTCCCTTCTCCAAAGCATGTGCGAAATGTTTGACGATAAAAAAGAAGCTTGGAATGATATCCGAAGGCGTGAACGCATGGAACAGGCTTGTTACGAGTAAAGGTAGAATACACCACAACTGTTCGGTTAGTACGAACACATTTAGATGTGCTCATCGTAAACCGAATCTCGCTCAAGTTCCTGCGGATAGAGAATTTAGAGAACTATTTACTGCTAGTCCAAGACATACAATGGTAGGTGCAGATTTAAGCGGAATCGAATTGAGAATGCTTGCTCACTATCTTGGCAGATATGACGGAGGTCGATACGCCGATATTTTACTTAACGATGATATTCACCAAGTAAACGCAGATAAAATAGGAATCACCAGACGCCAAGTCAAGACTGTCACATATGCCTTCTTGTATGGTGCTGGCAATGAAAAATTAGGTATGAGTTATGATAACACTCTACAACCCAAGGAAGCCCGTAAAAAAGGACAAGAGATTAGAGAGGCTTACGTATCTGCAATCGAAGGATTGTCCGACTTACTTGGAGCGGTTGCAAATAAGGCTACTGCTGGTTACCTCTTGGCATGTGACGGACGAAGGG